CCACAAATTAGATTTAATGTCATTGTGTCACCATCAAGAAAGTCCTGAATTACATTTGTACCAGCACTATAATCAAATAAATCATCATATTTAATTGTAAGACTCCCAGTTACGACATACTCAGGAAGAGCATATAGTTCAGCGTTTCCATTTGTGTCAAAACCAACTCTATTGACACCATTAGCAATATTAAAAGTAAATGCTTTCATGATAAAAACTTGATTAGCGTTTCCTTCTACATCTAGTGTTCTAGTATCAAAATCTAAAACATTAAAATAAGTAGATTCAGGAGCAACCCAAGTTCCATCAAATGTCTGTTCTAGAACTGTTGATGTTGCTACAGAATTAGGATTTGAGAATCCTGAGAAATAATTCCCACTCATGGAAACCATTCCATTATTTGCCGATACATCACCTGAAATTGTTAAATCCGAGCATATTACACCACAAACCTTAATCCCTTCACCAGCGTTAGGATAATAAGCAAGATTAACACTATGAGGTAAACCACCTGATATAGTACCTCCTATAGATGTTGAATTACTTGAACCATCTACTTCCATTTCATGAACTATTGAACCACTTTGACCATTTTCCTGACCAACCAATAAAGCGTGTTGTGCTAAATTTCTAGGTGTTGCCAACATTTCAAAAGGCATTGTAACAGTTCCACCTCTTGTATTTGTAACAGTATCAGCGGCGTTCTTAACTGAACCTCTACCACTTAATAACCTAGACTCTCTCATTATGTTAAAAGTAGGTTTTTGAACTTGCACTACTCCTTGCGTTAAGTAGTTTGTACTATCTGCTCCACTACTATCTAAACCAACCCCAAAAGATGTTTCTGCTTTTAAGCCATATTTTACATTACTTACAGGGAGGACTCTTGTATCAGCCATTGTTTACTCCTTTTTTACTTTTCTTATTTACGACTTTCTCAACAACTCCCATATTTAGAAGTTCTTTAGCCACTTCCTCAGTTACATCTACAGACTCACCTAACCTGAGTTTATTAAGTGAACCCTTATCACACATTACACCATTTGGGTTTATTCTGTGAATTTTATTAATTCTTGATTTAATTTTCATTATATCACCTCAATATTCTGACAGTTAAAAGTTGCAATTCCTCTTAATAGTGAAGAATCATCTTCATCTCTTTCATATTCTATACTAGTTAAATTAGCATCAAACCATTCTGCACCATTAGAATAAGATGAATTATTATGAATTAATCTTTTTAATCTTTCCATGATTTGACTTACTTGGTTTAAATTATTTTTAGTGTATTGACCACCTGACTTTAATTGATAACTAATTAGCACATCATATTCTCTATGAGAGCCAGTAGACATCTTAACTACTAAAGAATCTGATTCAGGTGTAAATAAAAAGGATTGGTTGCCTTTATGCTCATCATAATAAACTGGTATAGAAAATTCTCCATTTACTAGATTAGCAAGATTCTCCATAATCTCATCATAAATTATATTTGTGTAATCTGTTGGCATTAATACCTCGAAGTCCTTATGCTTTTAATAGGTGTGAAAGATTGGTCTAGTTCACCACTTACCTCAAGTTCCCACTCATCATTAGTTGTGTATAAGCCTGGCGAGAACCTTACATACATATCATGACCAATTAACTGCCAATAACAGTCTATAATTTCATCAGTTGCCATAGGTTCTAATTTTAATCCATTCTCATTCCCTATTAAGGAATCAAACTTGACTGTGGTGTTAGAAGTTCCAGCAGTTATAGTTCCACCATTACTAATTTTTATTTTTATAATATCCCAAGGATAGGTTGACCTTCCTCTAACATCTACTATTGAACCAGTTGTGTTTTCATTTACTGAGACTGTTCTAAGTATACCTTTATGTTTTGACTCACTTTCACTTGAATAAAGTGACATCTCACCTTTTCTAAGCATATCAATAAAACCAGTTTCCTCATCATTCATAGCCTGTGATTTTATTATGTCTGCTTTTTCTACATCGTAAGGTCTCACAAGTGATTCAACCGCCATTATAGCCGTACTTCTAACAATAATCTCAGGGTAATCATTACCAACTGCATCCTGAGTTCCTACACCTTTATTTGGATATATAGGAAAAGGTAATATTGACATTATAAATGAACTTGCTCTTTTTACTGATTCAGTTTTTAATTCTACCCAATCTCTAGAAGACTCAAACACACTACTATTTAAGGTGTTTACACTTCCACCCTGATAATAATATTCTAGTAAGTCTGTACTAGCCGTGTACCTATATTCATCATTTGAATTAGGTGCATCAGTTACAGAAGTTAATTCTTTTCCATCTCTATAAACTTGACCACTACAATCACCAACATTATATAGGTAAAATAGATGAGAAGTTGCTGAGGTTGACCAACTACTAGGTAGAACTCTTTTATGGTCATATTCGGACAAATTTGGTTCAATAAATAATAAGTCTGTTGTGATATTGCAGTAACTTTCTTGATATGTACTCATGCTTCGGCCTCAATAGTAAAGTTTGGTTGTACTTCTATAATTTCTAATTCTAAACCTCTTAATGATTCTATTAAATTTATAAGCATTTCTTTTTCATCAATACAAGTAGAGTCTAAAATAATATTTGATATGTCAATCTGTCTTGCAAACTCTTTACACCTCATAATAACATCAAAGGCGTTTAAAGTCTTATCTTTTGTGGTTATTTCTGTGACCTTTTCCATTTTAGATACTCTGCCGCTTCATAAGGGTTAAAGATTGTAGTTATTTTTCTGTTATCATCATCAGAATATTTAGGGTCTATTATCGTAACTGGACAATTAAAAATATTCTTATCATCTAGTCCTAATCTGTTTGCATATTCATCCATTCTTTTAAAAGATGCAACTTGTAAGGCATGAGAAATTAACCCTGAAGCTGGGTCTTTTAAAACTTGATAGCCAGAAACATGAGTGTGTCCAGCGGTTACTATGTGGTCTCTCCATCCCATCTGAATAGCTTTACTGACACCATGAGCAGAGTTCCACATGGAGTTTCCTTTAAAAGTGTGTCTAGCATTAACTCTTACAGATGATTTATTAGGAAAGTTTAAATTAAGTCTTACTCCATGATTTGCATAAGTGGTTCTAGTGTTACCTCTCATTATAAACTCTATAGGGTCACCATCTCCTGACCATACATCATGATTTCCACCTACTAAATAAAGCCAAGGAAGTTTATTTAAAAAGTATTCTGTTAACTTCCATGATTCTTTAGCAGTTGTACTTTGTTGACTATATAAAGCCGCTAGTCTACCTACCCAGTTGTTTTGAATGTCTCCAAGATTTCCAGCAAACATTCCTTCTGTATTCTTAATAACATCACATATTCCAAACAATTCACCTAAGTCTGTTCCATCATCATCAACATGAGGGTCACCAAAATGACAGATTCCTATTACACCATCTATTTTTATATTAACATGAGTTAAATTATAATATTCTTGAACATTATTTTTAATTTTAAACTTTTTAACTCTGTACTTAATAATATCATCAACATTCATTTCAGGTTCAGGTCTTAGGTCAGAAACTTCAAAAGAACTTTCTTCTTTTAATTCTAGTGCATTTGTAAAAACAGAAGAACACTCATTACATTTATATCTCTGTTTTGCTTTTTCATTTTTTAAATGTTGAACACCAGCCCTGACTAACCTTGGTGATAAACATTGGGGGCAACCTATTAAGACATTGTCTTTAGTTTTAAAAAGTTTTGTAATATCATCTCTTTTAATCATTTATAATATCCTTGAAATGTTTAATAGTTCCAGCCCCTTTCTCAGTATTATAATATCTTTTCCAATATAAAGCCTGTTCATCTATTGTTTTAGGAAGTTTTTTAGGGACTCTCCAATAATGCAATCTACAAAATACTATTTGAGCAGTAATGTTTGTTGTGAGAATGTTTTTCCAATCATCTTTATTAGGTTTAATAAAATATTTTAAATCTAGATAACAGACTTCTGCAACTTTTTTCATTAAAGATTCTCTATATTGCAGATAGTCCTTACAAACAGAAACTGCAACATAAGGTTCACATTGAAAAAACCCCCTAGCAACATTAGTTCCTCCTTTCTGCATTAAATATTTATATCTAGACTCAACTAGACCAGTATTATAAATAAGCATCATAGCATCATGAGAATAGTATTTTTCTCCTAAAGATTCTAATGTTTCTTTAATTAATACATACATTTGTAACGTGTATATCATCTAGACCTCCTGACTTTTCTAGCCGTTTTCCTTGAATATTTAGCTTTTTGTTTTCCTTTTGCAGTAGCTTTTCTTTTCTTTCTATTTTCATAAGCTTTCTGACTAGGTGTTAACTTCTTTCTAACTGACTCAGGTAAATATCTACCTCTTTTGGCTCTTGGTTTTTTTACATCACTTTTTGTAATATAACCCCATTTCTGTTTTGACCATTTAGATAAAGAGTTTTTACTAGACTTTTTACCTCTATACCCACCACCAGCCTTCTTATATCTCTGAACTGCTAATTGACTTTTCCTTGCAGACCATTGACCTTTTCTTCCTCCCTTATTACCAGACTTAACAGAAGAAACAATTCTTTTCCATAATTTAGGTTTAGTTTTGACTGATGTAGCCATTAACTACCTTTTTTCCATTTCATAGACTTAGACTTAGTCTTACTAGGACTCCATTTAACACGATTTGACCAATAAGCCGCACTACTCTTACCCTTTGCAATATTCTTAGCATGGCGAGACTTAAATGCTCTTCTTTGACCTACTGTCTGATTAGTCCTTACCTTCTGTTGACCAAATCTAATTAATTTAGTCTTCATTTTACCTGACTGTTTAAATTTAGCCAAAACAACATGGCTTTTAGTCTTATGTCTAGGCGTTTTTTTAGGTTTGTTATATCCCTTTAAGCCAAATCTTTTTAGTCTAGGGTCTTTAATATTTAGACTCCTAATTTAGTGAGTAAGACTTTTTTTATTATTTTCCAAAGTGCTTCTAATATTGCTTTTTCAGTTTTTTCACTAATTATAGGTATATCTATAGATTTATTTAATTCTGCAATTAATTCATCTTTTGTTTCATTACCTAACAATTCATTTGCTATCATTTTTTTTAACATTACATTATCCTCATTATTGTATTTACTATTATTGGAAATGTTACTAATGCAACACCTCCCCAAACTTGCATCTTAGCTATGTTTATTTCATGTCTACCAACAGAACCATTTAAATCTTTTAACTGCTTTTCCATTCTATTTAAAGTAGAATAGATGTTTTTTAATTTTTCATCATGCCTTGCATAAGTTGTTCTATAATCTTGATTATCCATTAAGGTCTGCTATTCCCATTTATTCTTCCTGATATATATGAAATTTTATCACTAACATCATCAAACTCTTTTAATAAACTTTGATGTGACTGCATTACGCTCTCATGTCTTCTATTTCTTTCATCAGATTGTTGCTCATTAATTCTTTGAGTTTTATCCACTAACTTTAGAATAATAGATTGTGAGTTAGAAATAACCTCACTCATCTTACTAATATTCTCTCTAATAGTTTCTAATTCTCCATCTTGTGCTTTCTGACTTTTTACTAAATTAATTAACATATACCCTAAAAAAACTACACAAAATCCTGACGCTCCTAGTGTCATGTAACTCTCTAATAATACTTCACTACCCATCTATTTTCTCCGCTTTTTACCCCAACTCAATGGATTAATATTTTTTTCATACCACGCTACTTTTTCTGCCAACTCTTCTCGCTCAGACCTTTCTTCAACGATGTGTTTATTAAGTAAATCCCCAATGCGTTCATCTGCATCAGCAAAGTTTGTTTCAAGTGTTCCCAGTCTAGTCTCAATCCTATAGTAACCATAGACGAGAGTACCAACAAGGATAAGAATTTGTCCAAACCACTTAAGGTTAATACTGACAATAGCATTGTCATCCACAATACCACCTCTATAACTTCTAGCAGTTTTGACTTCTTCACTCATCTTTTCCTTACTATTTCCCACCTTGAGCAACTAAAACACCACATATCCCTATTGAACCTGATATGGTCATTATAAAAATGACTTGTAGAATCTTCACTAATCACCTCAACAAAAGTATACATAGAATCTTTAGGAGTTGGATTCATATTTCCTACCGACCACCCATTTGAACAACTACTTAACATAAATATACTTAACCCTAATATTATAACTCGTACTAACACTTTCTTTTTCCTTTGTTTTTAGTTTAAATCTTCTTTTCATATTACCATCCATAATGCCATAGATGTTTCTACAAATAAGTCAGATGCGGTATTATATGCCCATCGTTTATTAGTCCCATAAGTCCGAGCAGTACCCTCAACAAACACCTCAAATACTTCCCACAAAACTCCTATAATAAAAACTCCCATGACACACCAAAAATCACTCCAGTTCATCCATTGAAATATCTTACAAAAAAATGCACCAGCACCAATATGGTATGCAGTCCACCCATCGAGTTGTCCTGTTTTTAATTGCCAAGATACTAATTTAGCTAGTGGGTTGTTCATCTATTTACCACCTTATTGTTTACTAATTTATGTTGAACTAAGTCAATACGCCCATTAGTCTGATTGTGTTTTTTCTCGCACTCATCCAAATAAAACTCTTCAGCAGTTTGAAATGAGTCAGTCCTTTTTTCT